GACGAGCGCGTCGTCAACAACGTGATGCGCCACGAGTACCGCGTACTTACGGATGACGAGAAGGAGCAGATGCTTCGAGTTAAAGACTACGGCAAAATGTTTTGGATCGAGGTGTCTGCGATCGGGAACAGCCGCGAGCTGTCCCTGGCTAAAACCAAGATCGAGGAAGCTGTGTTCTGGGCGGTAAAACACATCACGGGATAACGAGATGGGCGAAAGCAAGCGGCGGCGCGAGTTCTACCAACAGCAACCGCATCAGCGCCTCGGCGACGCGCCGGTCCAGGCCGACTATCACGAAAAGATGACCGCAGTCATGAGTGCGGTAGACGAATTTCTGAATGACGGTGCCAAAGCTCCTAACAAGAAGGTTGGCATCGTCATAATGATGTTCCCCTACGGCGACGTAGATGGCCGCTGCAACTACATGAGCAACGGCGCCGACCGCAAGGACGTCGTGGCCCTGATGAAGGAGATGATCGCCCGGTTCGAGGGCCAACCTGAGATGTCGGGCAAAGCATGACACCGATGCAGGCGTTCCTCGCCCAGCTACCCGAGCGGGTGCGCGGCCGGCTCGACCTGAAGTTTGTCTCCGACCCCTACCATCTGCGGGCCGAGGTGATTCATGTCCACGGCGAGGAGACCTTCGCCTGCCCGGTCGAGTTCGTGTGGGAAGGGGTTACCCGCGTCGGCTGTCGGGTACCCGACTGGTTCGTCGCGCACCTGCTCACTGTCCCGCTGACGTGACGAAGATCGTCAGCGAGCGCACGGTCAAGCGCCGGATCAAAGAGGTGCTCGATAAATATAGGAAGTATCATATCTACGTCTTTATGCCGGTGCCCGGCGGCTACGGCGTCAGTACCCTGGACTACCTCGGGTTCCTGTGCGGCTTCGGCTTCGCCATCGAGGCGAAGGCGTCCAACGGCCGGACGACGCCGCGTCAGGACGGCACCATCGAGGCGATCGAGGCGAGCGGCTGTCCGGTATTCGTGGTCCGCGACGACCAGGGGCTCTTACTGCTCGACCAGTGGCTGGAGACAATCGCGAAGGATATGGGGCCATGAGCGGCGAAGAAACTCTGACACAGTTGACGTCGCGGCTGTTGGAGCTGTCGCCAGACAAGCGCCGTGTTGCCATAATAAAAGAACTCGACTGGCTCGGCCGTCGGCAGGACGAAATCCACGACAAACTCGCCCGTCTTGAAAAGGAGCAGGACGATAATAGCCGCTGGTTGGATGTGCTGGAGGGTTTCCTTAAATCTGACGACGCGGGCACGGCATGAACGACTACGACTGGCTGGGCAAGCAGCCCTGGGATATCCAGCGGACCACGACCGGGCTCCTGGCCAACAGCACGCGCGCCTATTGCCTTAATAGTTTTGGAACTGGCAAGACCCGCAGCGCGATCTGGGCCGCCGACTACCTGCGGCGCACCGAGGGCGTCGGGCCGGTGCTGGTCACGGCACCGCTTAGTACCCTCGGGCCCGTGTGGGAAGCCGAGCTGTTCCGGCTCGACCCTCGGGCAAAAGTACAGGTTCTATACGGCACCAAGCAGCAGCGCCTCGACGCGCTGGCGCAGAATTCGGACTGGTACATCATCAACCATCACGGGTTGGACCTTATAAGCAACGAGCTGTGCCAGAAGGGCTTTCAGATATTCGTCATAGACGAACTTGCGATACTGCGTAATAGCCGCACCCAATGGTGGCGGGCCGCCAACCGAATTATCCATAGCGGTATTAGGTATGTCTGGGGTTTGACTGGATCGCCGACCCCGAAGGCGCCGACCGATGCCTGGGCGCAGATCAAATTACTGACCCCGGACCGCACGACCAGGAGCTTCACCCGATTCAAGGACGCCACGATGCGCCAGGTCAGCCCGTTCCGCTGGGTAAAGCGCGCCGGCGCCGGCGCCTTGATCCACGAGCAGATGCAGCCCTCGGTGCGGTACGCGTTGGAAGACGTGATGGAGCTGCCGCCGTCGGTCTACCGCACCTTCAAGATCGACCTCGAACCGGCGGCGGCCAAAGCCTACAAGCTGATGGTCGACAAACTGCGGATGCAGACCAACAACGGCGAGACCATCACGGCCGCCAACGAGGGGGTGTTGCAGTCGAAGTTACTACAGGTAGCATGTGGCTTTATCTACACCGACACCAAGGGGGTGTTTAAGCTACCGGTAAAGCCTCGCCTCGACGCGCTGCTGTCGATCGTCGAGCAGACGACCAGAAAATTTATTTGCTTCGTCCCCTTCACCCACGCCCTCGAAGGGGTCGCGGCCCACCTCCAGGCCGCCGACGAGAAGATCGCCGTGGTGCACGGCCAGACCCCGGTCGGGCAGCGCAACCGGATCTTTCGCGCCTTCCAGGAGGACGACGAGCTGCGCGGCATCGTCGCCCACCCCGGCTGCATGGCGCACGGATTGACCCTGACCGCCGCCAACACGATCATCTGGTACAGCCCGACCAATAGCTTCGAGACCTACGAGCAGGCCAACGCCCGGATCGTGCGGCCTGGTCAGACATCCAAGACCCTGATCGCGCATCTTTTAGGGACCGGCGTCGAGCGCGCGGTGTACCAGCGGCTGCGGGACCGCAGCTCCTTCCAAGGATTACTTCTGGAGCTGTTCCACAGGCAGGAGCTGTAATTGACTTTTCAGCCCCCCACCCCTATTTGTAACTCGGTTGTTGGGCCTTCCGGGCCCAGGTTCCATCCGAGTTACCTATAAACGGGGCCAGGTTTACACCTTGGCCCCGTCTTTTTTACTCGGAGGACCAATGAAGACCGCAGCCGAAATCTGTGCCGATGCCGTCGCCCTGGTTGGTGGTGACCGCCAGGTCACGCACGGGGACAAGACAATCAACTTCCAGAACACCGCCGACATCTGGAACGCGATCATCCGAGCCAAGTCGCGCCGAAGCGGTTGGCCGATGACGCCGAACGACGCGGTTTGGCTCGACGCCCTCGATGTCGCCAATATGCTGGAAGCCTTCAAGATCGCCCGCCGCTACTCGGGCTCGCACAACATCGACGACTATGTCGACGGCGCCGGTTACGCCGGTTGTGCCGGTGAGATTGCCAGCCGGGAGCCTGGGTCATGACCCCGGCTCAGATGATCGAGAAGTACCTTCAGCTCCGAACCAAACTTCGTAACATCGAGGCCCAGCATAAGACCGAACTAGCCCCGTACCTTGAGATGAAGGAGCAGCTCGAACTGGCCATGCTCAACCACCTCAACCGGAACGGCCTGGAGTCGACCAGGTGCGAGGTCGGAACCTGCTTCAAGTCGACCGTGACCTCGGTCGTGGTGCGTGACTGGCCCCGAACGCTCGATTTCATCCGCGACAACCAGATGTGGGAACTCCTCGAAGGGCGGGTCGCCAAGAGCGCCGCCGTCGAGATTGTCGAGGAGATGGAACGGCCTATCCCCGGCGTCGAGATTTCTCAGGCGACCGTCTTGCGAGTCCGTTCGGGCAAGGCGTAAGCTGAAAATATAGACGCTATAAATTCACCACCCTATCGGAGGAACCTCTATGGCAGGCCAACTGATCAGCCTGGATCACGGACCGTCGGCGCTCGCCCGCAACCGGCGCTCGTCGCTCAATTCCAACGCCAAGCAGGGGGTGCAGGCGAGCTTCGCCGTCTTGGGGTACAAGGGGAAGAACTGGCGGCTCAAGTTCCGGTCGGAGGAGACCGTGCTGCGCGACGACCGAGGTCAGCCGCTGACAAGTATCGAGGCGGTCGTCGTCGGTATCAGCCCGGCGATCTCACGGCAGTATTTTGGGAAGGCGTTTTCGGAGGGCGACAGCGAGGGGCCGGATTGCTACTCGACCGACGGCATCAAACCCGACGCGGCGGCGCCGAAGAAGCAGAACCCGGTGTGCTCGACGTGCCCGCAGGGCCAGTGGGGGTCGAGGATCACCGATGCGGGTAAGAGGGCGAAGAATTGCCAGGACACCCGCCGCATCGCGGTCGTGCCGCTGACCGACCTGGAGAACAACGCCTTCGGCCCGATGCTGCTGCGGATACCGCCGATGTCGCTGAACAATCTCTCGAACTACAGCGATTTTTTAGATCGCAAGGGCGCCGGGTTCGAGTGCGTCGCGACGCGGATCGGCTTTGACGTCTCGGTCGCCTACCCCCGCCTCACCTTCGAGGCGCTGGGGTTTCTCGATGAGGACCAGCAACGCCTCGTGACCGGCGACGACGGCAATAGCGGGCTGTGCGCCGACCCGCTGATCGAGCGGATGCTGGGTGCCGGCGACATCTCGCCGGTCGAGGAGGCTGCGCCACGCCGGCTTGACCTACGGGCCTCCGACGCCCCCGCACCGGTCGAGGAGCCGGCACCGTCACCGGCGCCGCAGCAGGACCCCGGCGACGAGGACGACGAGGAGGAAATCCCGCCGCCCCCGCCGCGTGCGACAAAGCCGGCGCCGTTCGTCGCCAAGACCACCACGATGAAGATGCCGAAGCCGCCGGTCATGCCGGCCGACGCGGACATGGAGTCGGCGCTCGACGATCTCTTGGGCGATACCGCTGCTTAACCCCGTTCCGTGCTCGACGCGCAGGGCTACCTGGCCCGCGTCGTCGCTCCAGGCGGGTACTACGCCTTCGCCTACAAGCGGCCCGAGTCAGGTATCATCCATCGCTTCTTCCCGCAGTCGCAAGTCGCGGCTGCGGTCAGTTTTCTGCACGAGTACAGCCGGAGCTACGACGTCTGGGTAGGCGTCGCGAGCTACCGCGACGCCGACCTACAAGGCTACGACACCAGCGGCCGGCAGCGGTTCAAAGGTAAACGAACCCAGGCTAACGCCGAGCAACTCAAGTGCTTCTGGTACGACGCTGACATCGCCAGGCCGGGCGACGGCAAGTCGCCCGACCGGGTGTGGGCCGACGACAGAGAGCTAGGCCGCTGGCTGCTCCGAGCCGAGGCCGGCGGGCTGCCGCTACCAAACTTGTGGATCAGGTCGGGGTACGGCGTACACCTCTACTGGGTGATGGACACCGCCTTGCCGGCGGCTCAATGGCTGCCGCACGCGCGGGCCTTCAAGAACATGCTCGCGACATTGGGGGCGCGCGGCGACATCGGCATCTCGGCCGACAGCGCCCGCATTTTGCGGCCGCCCGAGACGTGGAACCGCAAGGTGCCAACCTCGCCCGCGCCGTGCCTCGACATGACGCCGGTGCGCGCCGGGTTACCACCCGAGTATCCAGCAGGAAACCTCCTGTCCATATTGCAACCCTTTGTTACTACGGGTAGTACGTTCCTCGGGACACTGCCTACCGGTTTCCGGGTTAACACCGGGTTACTAAAAGCTGCCAAGGCGGGTATCGAGAAACCGCCGCCGTACGACTTCGATCAGATCGCCGCCCAGTGCCCGCAAGTCGCGCAGTCTCTCGCCGAAGAAGGCGAGCACGACGAGTATGCGATGTGGCACGACATGACCAACCTGGCCTATGCCTGCCGCAACCGCGAGGCGGCGGACCGCATCGGTCGGGGCCACGCGAAATACAGCCCGGCCGACACGCAGGCGAAGTGGGACCTGACCGAGCGCGAGCGGCAGGGCAAGGATTTCGGCGCGCCCTTGTGCGCGACGATTGATGTCGACAGCAAGCGGCCGGGGGTGTGTTCGAACTGCCCGCATTGGGGCCAGATCAAGTCGCCCTACTCACTGGGTAAACCCGCCGCCTTACCGGGCACGATGCCGTCGAACTACCGGCAGACCGAGGACGCCATCGAGCAGTGGGTCAAGGACGACTGGAGCGAGTTGATCAGCGGCGTGATGTCGGACGTGCAGCTCCTGCACTATGGCGGCGGCGGCTACCGCTTGACCTACGACTACACGCTCTCGGGCCAGGTTCATCACGTCGGGATCAACGAGGCTGAAATTACCATCGGCGCCGACCGGCTGCGCCCGGTCCTGATCCGCCAGGGAGTCGGCCTAAACCGATACAACACATCGCATTATGGGGACCTCCTCATGTCCTGGATCGAGGAGCTGCGCCGCAACCGGATGTATGTCGAGGCGCCGCCGCCCTTTGGTTGGGTGACCGACGAGGACGGCGAGTATCTCGGCCTCGCCGTCGCCGGCACCGTCTATCAGGTAGACGGCAATGAGGGGCCGGCGCAGCCCGGTGACCGCAAGATCAACGAGAGCTACCGGCCAAAGGGGTCAATCGAGAAGTGGCGCGAATCGGCCGAGTTCGTAACCAAGGGCCGGCCGGACCTACAGGCCCTAGTCGCTGCGGCGTTCGCGGCACCCTTGATGGAGTTCGTCGGCGAGAGCGCGGTGATGAGCGTCTGGTCGGCCCGGTCGGGTGCGCGCAAGACTAGCGCGTTCCGGGTCGGTACCGCTGTATGGGCCAACCCGATCACCGGCATGAGCGCGATTCGCGACACCACCAACTCGGTGCAGCACAGCCTCGGCGAGACGCGGATCATGCCGGTCTATTGGGACGAGCTGCACGCCGCCAACAAGGACCAGATCGCGGCGATGGTGGAGATGATCTTCAACATCACGCAGGGGCGCGGACGATCCCGCCTCGACTCGACGATCCAGCAGCGCGATGTCGGGTACTGGCGGACCCTAATGATCCTGTCGGCGAATCGGTCTATCGGCGAGATGATCGAGCAGGACCGGGCACACACCAACGCTGGCGCGCTGCGGCTGTTTGAGTTCCAGATGGAGCCGGTCGGCCTCGCGACCTTGGAGGCCTCGACCACGGTCGCCCAGGTCGAGCGCAATTACGGCCACGCCGGCAGGATATTCGCCGCCTGGGTGGCGCAGAACATCCCGAAAACCAAGGAGTTCATCGCCCGGCTGCGCAAGCAGCTAGGGCACGATCTGCGGGTCGTCGACCCCAACGAGCGGTTCCACGTCGCCACCGTCCTGGGGATCGTGACCGGCGCCCATATCGCCAGCAGGGAACTCAAGCTGCTACCGCTCGACACCAAGGCGATCTACCGATTCCTGCTCGACAAGATGCTGGAGCAGCGGATCGAGCGGCAGATCGACGCCCCGGTCGACGACGAGGGTAAGCACCTGGGTATGACGTTCGAGCGGTTTATGTCGGACTGCGTCGACGACTTACTGGTTACGCAGAGCTTTACCCCGGTCGGGCGGCCCAAGATAGGACCCTCTGGGTCTGATCGAGTCAAAGTAATTAAACGCCCGGGGCCACAATGCGCGCGGGCTATGATCCACATCGGACTAGATGATGGCGAGATGCGGTTTGACAATAATCGCTTTAAGAAGTGGTGTTACGAAAATAAATTATCACCGAAGGCGATGTTTAGTTTGATGTATAAGATATGGCCAGTACGGAAGGTGCAGGCAATTCTTGGGATCGGCACAGATTATTCGTCTGGCGCCAAGGTCTGGTACCACGTAGTGCAGCTTAACCGGCCCGGGCTGCGACACCACCTCTCCTGGGGCACGCCCAACCCCGACGCCACCAACGTCGTTACGCTGCCGCTGCGCGATCCGGCCGAGTAAACCAAATCTAGCGTGTAATATTATTGCGGAGCGCTGCATTATGCGCGACGCTGTGGATAGCTTTTCTTTGGGGGGGAACAGCCACGAGCTGACCCAAAAGTAAAAGCCCGCCTGGGGAGGCGGGCCATCACTCGGTAAGACCGGAGATCGTGTGTTGCAGCTCGATCATGTCCGGTCTTACCGCACCTCGCAAGAGCTTTTTTGCGAGATCGGACGGACTCGTCCCCACCCCCGGCGGATTCACGATCCGAAAGGGGGAAGAATGCTTAAGTTTGTCCTCTACACCTTCGAGCGTAACGCCGGCCTGCCCCGGTACCTGCGGGACTCGGCGGCTCGCATGGTCAGCTTCGCCAGGGCCGACGGCGTCTGCTGGTTCTCGGTGCGGACGTTCGCTCGGATCGCCGAGCTGTCGAAATCCACCGCGCAACGGCACCTCGACGAGCTAACCCAGGCCAGGCGCGGCTTCGCAACACGGCGCCGTGTCGCCGGTGGCGGGTACGAGTACAAGATCGACCGCCGCTTCTTGGCGCGCGGCGCGGTGTCCCACGGGCGGGTATCGCCTGTCCCACGAGCGAGACCAAAAGAAGAAGTAGTTAAGAATAAAAGGAATTTTGGCATGCGATACGAGGGTGAGCTGCCCGACGAGCGCGCCCTGTGGCCCCATCGAATGCGCAGCTGGAAGAAAAGCGGGTTCTGGTTGCCCTCATATGGCCCGCGACCCGGCGAGCCAGGGTGCCTAGCGCCGCCGGATTGACGGCGGGGTCGCCCTGCGGCACAAGGAAACCCGGTTCCCCCCGGAACAGTACGCGCCAGTACGCGGCGCGACGGGAGGAAACTGTGTCGCTCAACCTTGTTCAAGCCGGCGAATTGGTCGGCCGGTCGAAGTCGGCTATCCTGAAAGCTATACGGCGCGGCGACATCTCGGCGAGCCGAGACGCCGTCACCAACGCCTGGCTGATCGAGCCGGCCGAGCTGACGCGGGTTTACCAGCCGCGCACTTCCGCAGAAAAAGACGAGGCGGGAAACCGCAATTCCGCACTGGAAACCGTCTTATTGGCCGAGGTGCGCGCCCGGTTGGCCGAGGTGCAGTCGGTCGTACGCGACCTGCAACAGCGGCTGACCGAATCGGATCGAGAGCGGACCCGGCTGACGGTCTTACTGACCGATCAGCGGTCTAGCAGTCGGCGAGGTCCTTGGTCATGGCCCTGGCCAACGCGCCGATCGCTTCGAGGGTAGACGCTTGCCCCCAAACGTAAGATGTAAACGCGGCGTCGCTGTCGACGAAGACGGCGACGACGAATCGGAGACCGGGATACTCGCCGGCGTCGACCCGGTCGGCAGCGGCGCGCAGGGCGCGCGAGATGTCGTTGCTGACACTGGCGAACTGAACGACTTCAGGCATCCGCCTCGACCACTTCCTCAAACCATTCCTTGGCGTCGATTTGCGCCACGACCAGGGGCAGGTTGAGGTAGGCGCAAGCGTCATCGCCTAGAGCGACGATGCCCTCGATTCGGTCGGTGCCGCCGCGCTCCAACGGGGCGCGGCAGAACTCCGTGCCGGCCGGCACCACGATGTCCTGGGTCGATTTGAAAACCCGGTCAGGCTTTTTTGTGTAGTCCTTGGCCATTCTGGTCCTTGAGGATGGGGGTAAGATCGCCGATCACCCGCAGCGCGGGGTGCACCTGGACGGGCGCCTCGTTAACGCAGTCGCCGCTACAGCAGTGGTCGAAGCCGGTGCCGCCGCAGACTTCACAGGGGTAAGGGTATAACTCGTTGCCAGGGTAGGAGCGGCGCAACACCTTGCCGGTGCCTAGGCACGATTCGCACCTCATCGCGACCAGTCCTCGACCCGGGGGCTCACCCATGATCTCAGCCTCCATCGCCGCGAGTTGATCCGGCCAGGTTGGCGGGCACCACCAGGAGGGTGTGTCCGAAAGCCGCTCCGTCGCGAACCAGACCATCAATCGCGGTCACCGGATCGGCGCACCAAACACCCCCCAGCCCAAGAGACCAATCAGAATGAAAAAGATCAGACTGAACGGCCCATAGGGCTGCAACACGGTCTGGTTGCGCCAGTACCAGCCGCCGCTAAAGACGAGGCTGATCACAAAGAAAATCCAGAACCATATGGCTGCACTCATCACGACCCCCAATAAGCCAGCGTCGCCAGGGCCGCGACCAGAACGATCATCCAGGCCCAAATCTCAATGAGGACGCCACGGTCAGGGCTGGGCGGGTGCAGGCTGCCGGCGACGATCAACCGTTCGACCTTGGGCATCGTGCCCCTCCATCCGATTCGGCGCGGGCAGCCTCACGTCACGAGGTTAAGGGGGTCATCGGACCGGCTGCCCGCGCCTCCCCCTCGGGGTTCTTAAAATATAGGAACACTATAATCCCCGGCGTTTGGGTTTGGCGAGGCGGAAAAAATTCTTCGGGTCCATCTCGGCCGCCAGCATCGCCGCCGCCAGCTCCTCGCAGTAAATCTCGTTGCGCAGCTGGTCGCGCTCGTCGAGATCGAACAGGTCCAGCTCGGGCGGCGAGACGTCTACTACCGGTAGTATCGTGCGGTGCTGCCTCACGGGTTGGCGAACCGGGCCAGGTCGGTGCGCGAAGCGATGTCGCGCTTGGCGACGCCGCGCACCCCGTAGAGACCGGGCTGCGCGTTGATCTGGGCCTGCTGCTTGAGGCGCTGCTGGATCATCTGGCCGGTGATCGGGTCGGCCGGGTTCTCCTTGTTGAAGCGGGTGATCTCCTCGATGACCCCTTTGCGGTCGGCCGGCGCCGCCTCGACCAGCCGGTTGAGGATCTTGCCGTGGGTATTCTCGGAGACCTTCTCGGCGAGCTGAATGACGGCGCGGGCTTCTCGCGCATCGCTGACGACCGGCGGGATAAACCCGAGACCTTTGGCGATCTGCGTCCCCAGCGTGACCCTATCGGCCGGCAGGACCGTCAGGTCGCCGCGCGGCGTCGTCACCCCCCTCTGGCCCCAGATAAGTGCCTCTGCTGGGTCGCGGATAATGCGCGGCATCATCTTGGCGATCGTCTCGGCGCGCGTGTCGCCGCCGATGATCTTGCCAGCCGACTCGACCATGCCGGCCGCCGTGTCGCCGGAGGCGCCGGTTATCACCTGCACCGCTAGGTTCATCATGCCGGGCTTGTCGAACGACTTCAGCTCGGGCACCCCCAACAGGTTGGTGAACTGAAGCGAGCGGTGCACGTCGGCGCCGAACGCCATCGGGACGCCCTTGTCGAAGATGTCGGCGACGGTCTTGCTCCCGGTCATGTCGCGCACCCAGTTGCGGGCCTGCGCCTCGACTATCGTCGCGCTGCTGGGTCGGTCGCCGCCGGTTGCCCAGTCGTAGAGGCCCATGCCGAACATCACCGGCAATGAGCCGAACACCGAGGCGGCGATCCCGCCATACATGACGGCGTGACTGGCCTGGAGGAGGGCGAGGGCCTTGTACGCCTCGCGCCGCTCGACCGACCCGGCGGCGTTGCGGATGCCGGCCGCCAGCAGGTTGCCCTGGACGCCGTACATATGCAGGCCAAACTGCTTGTACTGGGTGATAATCGGCGCCAGGCGGCCGGCCGACCCCTGGGCCGTGGCGAGGCGCGACTTGTTGTGGAAGTTGTAGTCGGGCTGGCTATCGCGGGCCATCTGCACGGCATAGTCGAGCGCGCCGTTGACGTCTTTGCCGCCGCTCCTGCGCAGCTCCAGCTCGAAGGCCGCCTTGGCGGTGGCGATCCGCATCGCGCTGTCGAGCGCGTGCTCGCCGGCGCCGGCGACGTCGAGGAAACGCGAGATAAAATTGATACCGTGGCCGCCGAAGCCCTGCGGCCCGGCCATGCGCTGAAGCTCGCGCATCTTAGTGTGGTCGCTAAGGCCGGCTTGGTTCAATCGGTCGATCAGGAGCTTAGCGTGGTCAGACGCAATGCCGGAGCCGTCCCGCTGTAGCCGCTTAAGGTAGAGGTCCGACAGAATCCAGTTGGAGGCTTTCAGCTCGCGGTTCCACGCGGCCATCGCGTTCTTGCGGGCGGCGCCGGCAGCGGTGCCGGTCAACTGGGCGAAGGCGCGGTTGACGGCACCGACAGCGGCGAGGTTGTGCCGCGCCGCAATGAGGCTCGTCGCGGCGACGTGGGTGCCGGCGAGCTGCATAAAGAAGTGAGCCGGCCGCATAAGGGTATTTAAGACGGTCAGCGTGGTGAGACCTCGGGTCCCTCGACCGGTCCAGTCGGCCGAGACGTCGCCGTCGGCGGGAGCCATGCGGCGACGCAACTCCTCGGCGCCGGTCTGCGCGATCGCCACATCGCGGGCGCTGGCCACGGTGGATGTCGGCCCACGATTGGGGCCGCGTAGACCTTGGACCTCCCGGTCGACCTGATAGAGGGTGCGCACCGCCTCGCCGCCATGCGTCAGGTGCCCGATGCGGGCGGTGTGCGCCAGGAAGTCGACCAGCAGGTTGCGCGCCTGGTCGGTCGAAGCGCCGGCGATACCTTCGCGCTTCATCGTGCGGGTCGCGGCGCGGGTGCCCTGCTGGATCAGCTGCCCGGCGTACATATCCCGCAACACGTCGGCCGCCGTGCCGGTCAGCCCGGCCCGTTCCATTGCCCGGTCGAGGGTCGAGAGCGCCTGCTGCGGCGCCAGGTCCTGCGGTTTCGTCTTGGACTTGACGAACACCTGCGAGACGTCGTTGCGGGTCCGTTCGAGGTCGGCCCGGAACAGCCGTGCCGCCGAGGCGGTCTCGAACATCTGCACGAGGTAGTTCGGTTTGCCGTGCTCGCCGGCCGAGACGATGTACTCGCCGTGGCGGCGCAGCGGGAAATAGTCGCCGTCGACAAACCCGGCCTTCTGCGACTCGGCGATCAACTTGACCAGATCGGATTTGGCCGCCCACCTCTGACCCATCATGCGGGCGACAGGGGTCGCGTCGGCCCGGGCCAGGACGTCCTCGACACCCTGGCGGGTCCGCATCTGCTCGCGAATGACGTCGTGCTCGGCCGAGGTCAAGTCGGGGAACGACCGCTCGACGAAATCCTTGACCGCCGCCTCGCGCTCGGCCCGGTACAGCTCATTGTGGTACTCGTTAACCTCGCGGTAGGTCTGCTTGGCGCGGGGGTCGAGCGCGTCGAACCGGTCCTGTAATGCCCGCTGGATGTCGATCTGATCCTGGGTCCGAACGTGAGCGTTGCGCGACGGGTTGATCACCGACATACCGGCCTGTGTCGCGTCGGTCATCAGCTCGTTGACCGCCCGCGCGTCGGGGCCTTCGGTCAGTTCCTTGCGCAGCCGCATCGCCTTGTCGATGCTGGCTTCCTCGCGCGCCTCGCCATTGGGGCCACGCGTCGTGATCTTGCGGATGCGCTCGGCCTCGCTGGCATGCGTCACGTTTTCGAGCGCCGTGCGGTGATCCGTCACCGACGGGGTCAGGTGCTTGATAAAATCGTGGATCGCGCTCGTCGTGGCGCCCTGGAACGCGCCGCGCAACCCGGTGCGCCAAACCGTGTCGAGCTTGTCGCCAACTGTCCGGCCGGCGCTGCGAAGGTTCTCCATGCTGAGCGCGGTGCGCTCGGCGATCGGCGTGTTCAAGACCTCGCGATTGGCCTTCAGCGTCTCGGCCCGGGCCTTGAGCATATCGGCGCGGTAGGCAGAACCGTGCTCGATGACCTCACCCAGCGGCCGCATTGCCCAGTCCAGGACCGAGTCCTGTCGTTCGGTTAGACCTAAAATATTGCGGACGATCCGCTTAAACCCATCCCAGATTGATGCCGATCTCGACAACTCCATGCCGACAGCTTTGAGGTCGGCGCGGAACTTGGGGCTGGCCTTCTCCCGGGACAACGCCTGGTACACCGCGTCGTTGGTGAAGATCATCGTAGCCAGCTCGTGCGGCCCGATGGGGGTGCCGTTTTCGCTATAATAATGCGCCGCGTACCACAGGCTGCCCTCTACGCTGCCTGTGTGTGTACCCTCCTCAACCACCCGCATGACTTCGCCGCGAAGGGCGCTCAGCGCCCGCTTATGACTAAACTCCGTGGCTGAAAGACCCGCCTCTGGGGTCGTAAACAGACGGTCGATATAATGCGCGGTACCGCCGTGGATACCTTCGTGCACCATCGTCCGCGCCAGTCCCGCGCCCTCTCTCCGCACCTCCATACTATTGATGAGTATCTGATCTGTGCCCGCCCGGTACCCGGCGATGGTCCCAGGACCTAACCGGTCGCCGACTTCAAGAACCGGCACGTTCGGCAGTATCCGCCGCAGCGCCCGCGTCAGCTCGACCAGATGCGGCGCCAACGCAAC